GTGAAGCCGTGCGTTGATATAGAGCGCCTGAAAATCCGGCCACACCGTTGTAGATGCGATCCGTGCCCGTCCAGCTAATCTGGCGCAGTGCGCTGATGCGATCCCACGGTTGAGCAATGGCGAAAGTTGAGCGCAGAAAATCGTCAACACCGTCAAACTCTAAATAGCCACCGGCTCTCAAGATCGGACGCGCTGCCGCCGTTGCTTGGACCGCGTTGTTTCCATTGCCGGACTTGTCATTGATCCGGCCAACCGGGCTGTCAACAGCGGCAGGGGTAGTGCCCGCGCTGTCCTGAAACATGCTGGAAAGGTCGCTTGGGTCGTACCAGACGCCCGCTTCCGAAGCCCCGAACAAAGCCGTAGGCGCAAAAGCCTCTTCTTCATCCTCTGCCGCGCGAGGGCCGAGAGCTAAGTCGATGTTAAGGCGCAATCCGGCCATTTAGCGCCTCCATAAAAAGGCAGGCGGGAGCCCAAAGGCCCCCGCCCTGTTAGATCAAGTAAGATCCGCAACAATCGCGTTGCCGGCTTCCTGAAGGCTCTCGAGCGTGTACTCGCTCAGGATCATGCCCTTCTCGTTATCACCAGTCTTGGCGAGGTCCGACGTGACCATCTTCCGGCCACGGAGGTAGGCGACGTTCCACAGATCCGGGTCGAGCAGGAAGATTTCCCGATCGGCGCCGGTCTGGCCACCACGAACGAAGCGGTTGGTGACGATCTTGACCAGTCCGAAGTCGCCCTCGAAAGCCTGGATCGTGGCCGTCATCTTCTTGTCTTCCACCGCGTAGAACTTGGTGGCCGCACCGCCCATCACCGTGGTGAGGACGCCGCGCTGCTTCGGACCAGCCATCAGGAAGCCGGGCTTGCCGCCCTGCGTCCATGCGTTCTGCTGGGCGGTCGTCACCATGGCGAGCGTCAGAGCCCGCTGGGTGCCGTCCGTAGCAGCCGCCGAAGACGTGCCGTTGGCGCCGCCAGTGCCGCGATCGGTGTTGGTGGTGATCCAGCCGCACAGCGGACGAAGCTGCGGAGCAGTGGACGAGTTGCCAGTGACGGGAGCCTGGTTCGAGCAAAGCACGAACTCGATGTCGCGCTTCAGTTCGTCCCGGCGCTTCGACATCTGGTAGACGAGTTCGCTGTTGCGACCCGCCTTGTCGACCGCGTTCTGAGTGCCGGAAACGATGACTTCCTTGCGGGAAATCTGAGTCCGGTTGCCGACGCGGGTGGTCGGGCTGGCGGCGGCGAACGTAACGTCATCGCCCTGGAGCTGCGCGTTCTGCGCGGCCGCGGCGAGGGCGTCAGTCTGCCACTCATGAAACACGCCCGCCGCGGTAGCCGTGCCGGCCATCGTGGTGAACGGGGTGTCCGTGGGGGAGATGTTGGTGATCTTGTCGAGGAGGTCCTCGCGATTGCCAACGGCGGAAAAGGTCAGATAGGTGTTCGTCGGGACTGCCATGGTCCTGGCTCCTTAGAGATCCGATAGGATTTGGTTGGCGATCCAATCCCCCTTGCGTTCGCGTGGTGCGTTGGCTGGGAATCGGGGTCGAGGTTGCGACGAACTCGAGCCATCGGAGGTCAGCGGCTTGACCGCGGACTTTGGAACGACCTTCTTTTCGGGTAGCGCCTTGCGGGATGCTTCATAGGCATCCCAGCGGCGGGCCTTGTCGGCTAACGTCAGGACGCGGTGGTCCAGGGCGTCAACGATCTCCTCGCCAGTGAAGCCGATCCCTTTCAGGAACTCCACCGTCTCGCCGGCAAACGCCTTGAACTGGCTTTCATCGGCCAGTTCGGGGCGTAGCTTGACGATTTCCTCGGCAGCCTTGTCGAAGCGTTCGGCGCGTTCCCGCTCCAAAGCCTGTTGCTGGTGCTGCTGAGTTTCAGCCCTGAGCTGAGAAACCCGTTGCTCCATCTGCTGTTTGGCAAGAAGCCGTTCGTTGACGGCATCCTGGGCAGCGACGAAAGCCGCGGGATCGGCTCGTTTCAGGGCCTCCCAGTCGATCCTTTGTGCTTCTGCAAGCACGGGGTCGAACTGGGCGAAGAGATTGGTCGCTTCTTCAAGCTGGTTCGCAAATTGTGCCTTCAGTTCGGGCTCAAGGTTGGCCTTCATGGCTTCCACTTGGCGCCGTTCCTCGGCAACCGCCGCGGTCTTGGCCTTGTAATCCTCGGTTCGGCTGTAGCCGCCCAAAAGCTCGGAAAGTGGAACTTCACGTTCCTCGCCGTTCACCTTTACGATGTATTTCGGCTCTTCCTTCTCCTCTGGCGGGGTGCCTTCCTCGGGCTGTTCGGCCGCGTCTTCGGCGGTATCGGTCGCATCGTCCTCGGTGCCGGGTTCCTGTTCGGAGTCGCCGGTTGTCCCTTCGGCCTCATTGACCAGTTCCTGCGTGACTTCCTCCAGGTTGTCCGCAGGCGCTTCACCTAATCCCGCCTCCAGTTCAGCAGTGATGCTTTCGATGGACGCGGGCGCGTCAACGGGTCCCGAAACCGGGGTCGCCGTATCTGTCATTTGGGTGTTTCCTTGTGATTTGCCCCTTGGGGCGGGAAATCGTTACAGGCCGGTGAGCCTGTCCTTGGGCCTAGGCTCTGGCATCTCCAGAGAAGGCTTGTTCAGTTCCTGAAGCGCGGCAACGCGGCGCCGGTCATAGCCCTCTTGCAGCTTCGTCAGACGATCCCTCAGATCGTCCGAAAGAACCTGTTCGGCGTCGATCGCCTGAAGGATCTCGAAAGCCTCGCGGCCCGTCAGGACGTTCTTCATCGAACGGGATTCTGCACGCGCCTGGCGGCAATCAGGCCGTTGTCTATGATACTCTGAAGTTCAGCCTCGATGCGGTTCACCACCTTGACGGTAAGCCATGCGAACTCGCGATCGGATGCCTGTTGGGTGTTGGTCGCTTCCCATGTCTTGATCGCAGCGTGACGGATGTTGGCCAGCGCCTCGATCAGCATGGGATCTTCAGACAGCCGCTTGGCATGGGCTGCGCGGGCTTCTGCGTCCATCACATCACTCCCATGTTGGGATCGACCGGAAACGGAATGACCTGTGGCTGCTGGCGGATCTGCTCCACCGCTATCTTGCCTTCGTTGCGGACATGCTCCTTCGCGATCTCGGCTTCTGCCTTCAGCCTCGGTTCGGCCAGCGGGTCTTGCGGCGGCTCTTGCTGTTGCGGGTTCTGCTGCGCCTCGGCTGGGTCCGTATAATACTTGTCGCCTTTGAGTCCCATCGCCTCCTGGAGCCTCTTGAGCTTCTCGTGGACGTTCTCGAGCGTGACCAGCGGCCCCTGAGCGCCGCCCTGCATCTGGATGATCTTCTCGTCCATCGCGATCAGGCCCTGCAACTGGCCGACCAACTGGTCCTTGTTGTTCGTTCCCAGGCCAACCGAGACGGTCATGTCATAGCTGGTCTTCCAGTCCGTAGGATCGACCTCGACCCACTTGCCGCGGAGTCGGATGACCTCTCCCTGCTCGCCATGGGTGGAAACGAGCCCCAGGAGCTTCTTGAACACGTCCTTGAGGAACTCGGCAAATTGCCTCGCGACCAGTTCCTGCCGCTGCTGAGAGGCGGAGGCGATGATGGACATGCCCGTCGCTGTCTTGTTCAGCGAGTTGGTGTCCATGCCCTGATTGTAGCGAGTGACCCCCGTGCGGCTCTCGCGAAGGGTGTCCATGTACTCGATAAGCTGGAACGATGCGCCGAAGATGCGCTCGCCGCCGCTGGGAAGGATCTCGACAGCGCCCTGCTGCTTCACCCTAACCGTTCCATCGAGCGCCGGATTCAACAGGTCGTCCATGTTGACCATGCCATCGAGAACCGCCCGTTGCGGCCGATTGGCGAGGTACATGGCATTGAGGACTTCCCGCTGCACCGCGGTCTTGTTCATCTGGATGTCGCGGGTCATGTCGTAGATCGACAGCCCGACCAGCTTGTGCGGGATGGGAATAGGCGTCCAAGCCGAATAGGGATGCCCGTCGACCTTCTCGTTGCTGAGAATAGTGGACTGCGAGCCTCCCAGCAGGACCTTGCGCCACTCTAGAACCCCCGTCTCGTCGGGATCGCAGCGGATATAGCATTCGTCCACCCAGATCGGGCGGGTCAGGTCATCCTGGTCGTACTCGGTCTCGTCTTCATCCTCGAAGCGATCGTCGCGGTCCTGCGTCTGGGGGCGACCAGAGTTGAGGGCTTTAGCCTTCTTCTCGTCGATCCCCATGTCGATCAGGTCGGCCAGCGGAATCTGCTTGGAATGGCCGAGGAAATTGGCCTGGTCCAGCGATGCAAGCCGCTCTTCGTAGAGGAACTCGTCGGGCGCGACGATGTGGACGCGATATTTCTTCACCTTCTTCGGCGCGATCGTAACGCTGTAGGTCTCGTCGTCCTGAACGATCTCGCCGGCAATCTCAGCGCCGCTCAGGATCAGCGCCTGAAGCTGTTCGAGCGAAAGCCCGGCATAATCCTGTGGCGGGCCGTCTTCCTCTTCCTCCATCACCGTCTTGGCGACACCGAGGCGATAGAGAAGCCCATCCTTCATCGCGTCGTGAACGACCCGGAAAGCGTTGTTGTGGGTCGAAAAGACGTGGTTGACGTAATCGGTAGCCTGGCGGGCGCCTTCTTCGTCCTCGGGGCCTACAGGCTCGAATGAGACCACTTCCTCGCCGGCAACGAATGGGCGAACCAGCGAGGGCATCATGCTCTCGATCGCTTCCATCGTGTCCCGGCTGACGACAGAGCTTAGCCCGTCCCCGCTCTCGCCATAATCGGCAAGGTTGTCGCCACGATAGAACTTGAGAGCCTCGCGGCGCTCACGGCCAGCCTTGCCGTCTTTGAAATTGACGCAACTATCCCGTCGCGAGACCACCAGATCCCTGAAATCGCGAGCAGGAGCGGCCATTACTTGCCTTTCCATTCGGGAAGATTCGGCCACTCAGGCGGCTCTTGCCAGTCGGTCACTGGCTCATCGAGCAAAAGAAATGGCTCATCCCGCCATGCGATATAGACCGCCGCAATCACCCCAGAGGCGATGAAGGCAGCCATGGCGGTCATGGCAAGGATGAGCCAGATCATTACGCAGCGTCTTTCTGCTGCGGAGAGGGCGCAACGTGCGTAACCTTCCCGCCTGGCAGCTTGGCAAGCGCCTTTTCAGCCGCCTCGTCGCCAGTCGACGCTTCGACATCGACCATGGCGCCCAAGCCCTGAGCCGACTGCATCTGCACCCGGTAGGTCTGGACCCCGCTGGGGCCGAACTTGCGATCGCTGACGGACGATGCCGTCTCACTGACCTCGCGATGGGTCAGGACGCCTTCCTTGGCCATTACTCGCCAAGGTCCTTGATGTCGGCCTTGCCGAGCTTCTCGACGGCCTCAGCGTTGGCTTCGGTGCCGAGCGGGTTGATGCCCGCATCGCCGCCGTTCTCCGCATTGGCGATCATGATCGAAGCATCACGCTCGCCGCCGAGGCTGTTCGGGTCGGGATCGCTGACCGGCTGAACACCACGGACCGAGGCGCCGCGGAAGTTCTTCTTCTCCAGCGCCTTCTTTGCGGCTTCGTCACCGCTCTCGGCATTGACCTCGAAAACCTCGAGGCCCTTCTCGTCGGTGTGGATCTGGACCGAGTAAGCCTGGCCCTTCGATGCAACAGAGGCGCCGCGATGGCCCTCATAGTTCTGATCACCGCCAGCGGACGCGCCGGTCGGCGAACCTTCACCAGTCTTCAGCGAGGACGGCGGACCCGCCTTGCTGGATGCTTTCTTTGCAACCATCTCAAGTCTCCTGCTTATACAACGCGGGTGCGCTGTCTCGTTAAGGGTGTCCCCCACCCGGTTTCTGACGGTGCCTCATGGTGGACAGCCATGAGCCCGAATGCGTCGGCACCGTGCGATGCCCAGTCGTGTTCAGGCCCCCAGCCAATGCCTCGGATCGGGTCCTGGCGTTCGTGATAGGCTCCCAATGCCTCAAGGCCGGCAGCCGTGGTCTCTTCGTTGAACCAGATGTTCGGGAACTTGTTACGAACCGCCTCGATGCGCTTCAGAGCAGCGCCGCGTCCCTGATTGGGGACGACGACCACCTGAAAATCCGCTCGCTTGAGTTCGCTCTCATATGTGACAGGAAAGACGCTATCATGCTTCTTTCCATCGTGAGGCAGCACACAGAGGGCTTTTGCGTAGCCCTTATTCCGTAGCCAATTGACATGAGTGGCGAGGTCCTGACCCCGCGCTTCATAATAATCGAGGACCAGGATGCGGGGTCCGACGAACTGGGCGATCCAGATGGCAACAGCATCAGCATTGTTGCCCGTCCCTCCGATATCCCAATAGGCCCTAAGCTGCATCAGCGGGTCAGCGTGGATCTCGCCAATCTGATTGTTCGCCCGCGCCGCGGTCAGTTGCCTGTTGAAGTACGAGCCTTCGACCAGCCCGACGAAATCACCTTCCCAGATGTGATCGTAGCTATCGGGCCGCTTCTCGAGGTCTTCACGCCGCTTGCGTTCGAGGATCGCCGGAAACCACGGGTTGTCCCGCCAGTTCATCTCCGCGCCCAATGTGCGAGGCGGCGGGTCCAGCCTGAACCTTCGATGCGTCGCGCTGTTCTTGCGCTCGGGGTTCCACGTTACCCAAATCTCTGAATCCTCCTCGCGAACCGAGGGGATCGTCTTTTCCCATGCCGTGTCGGTTACAGGGTCAGCCTCGTCCACCCAAAGCAGCTTGATGCGCGACTTGGACTTGATGCTGTCGAGGTTCCGCCTGAGCCCGATGAAGCTGTAATCAATCCGACCAGGGCAATTCGTGGTCCGAATGTAGTTCTCGCCGATGTCGAAATGGGCCGCCAGCCAGTCCTCTGACTTGATCGCAGCTTCCACCTCGGCAAACGAACTCTCCGCAAGGCTGTTCATGAACTCGCGGCCACAGATGATCGTGCCTTCGTCGCCGCGCATTGCCCACTGGTAAGCGCGAACCGCTGTCATCTTGGCGAACGTCCGGGTTTTGCCTGACCCCCTGCCGCCCCATGAAACCCTGTAATCCGCCTGACCCGCAAAGACCGGGATCAGCTTGGCGGGTATCTCAATTTGAGCTTTCACGAGCCACCAGCTCAACCATCGTCACGGTCTTCAGAGGATTGTCCTGATCGCCCGCCACAGTGACAGTGCTAAGATCGG